ATGAAAACATACGCTAACCTTAAGCGCATTTCAGGTACTGAAGAAGACCAAGTTAAATTGGAAGCTTCTATGGCTGAGGCAGGCCGGGACCGCTACAGAAAGCAAGTACTTAAAGCCATGGAGAAAGAGGAAGAATCCGATACCACATACGGCAGGCGTCTTGTGTCCACTAAAACAGATGACCTCGCAGATGCCATTGACACATGGAAGGAAAAAGCAGCGATAGCAGCCGGTAGACAACATACAGCCCTACGCTTTTTTAATCTGCTCGACAGTCGAACCATTGCTTACATCAGCTTGAAGATTCTCTTAAACGGGATTACAAGAGAGCAAAAGTTAACCAAGACAGCTAAGGCAATCGGCAAGGCAGTTAACATGGAAGTCGAAATGCGTAACTTGAAGGAAGAGGATGTCCGCCTTTATCGTGGTGTTCTGCGTTCAGCTGATAAGAAAAGCCAGTATCACCGGAAGGTAGCAACAGCCCGCTTTATTGTGAGTGAGGATGGGGCCAGCTTGCATCAGTGGACAGAACAAGAATGCTTCCTCGTTGGTAAAGTGCTCATTGAACTCATTGTTGAAAATTTATGGCTAATAAAAGTTGAGCTTGTGGCACGCAAAGATTCTCGTGAATATGTTGTGTCACCAACAAGAAAATGCTTAGACTGGATACGCAATTCAAATGCACTACACAACAAGTTTGCTGCTATTTATGAGCCTATGGTGGTCCAGCCTTTCCCTTGGCAAGACCCGTTTACTGGAGGCTATTTAACTAATCAGGTGACACCTATCACTCTAGTAAAAACCCGTAGCAAGTCGTACTTGCAGAAGTTGGCAGAGCAAAAAATGCCCTTGGTTTATAAGGCATTAAATAAGATACAAGCGACACCATGGCGCATTAATTTACCTTTACTCGACTTGCTATTATCTTTAGCGGAAACCGACAGTGAATTAGGAGGCTTACCAAGAGCAACAGACTTACCCTTGCCTGAAAAGCCTGATGATATTGCTACAAATGAGGACGCTAAAAAAGAATGGAAAATGGCGAAGGCTGATGTCATGAAACACAATATCAGAATGGATTCAAAGCGCATCTCTTTAGCCATGACTTTAAAAACAGCAGAAAAATATGCTTGCTTTGAAAAAATATATTTTCCATATCAATTAGATTTTCGTGGTCGTGTTTATCCAGTTACCAATGGTTCTTTATCTCCGCAAGGAGCTGACTATGTAAAAGCTTTACTGCAATTCGCTGAAGGTGAAAAGCTGGGAACGCAAGAAGCGGCGGATTGGCTAGCGGTACACATAGCTAATTTGTGGGGTGTTGATAAGGTTTCTTTTGATGAGCGTATAGAATGGACAAAGGAAAACTCAGACATGATTTGTCGTATAGCTGAGAACCCCTATGATAATCGCCAGTGGACAGAAGCAGATAAGCCTTTTCAGGCTATTGCAGCAGCTTTAGAATGGAAAGGCTACCTTGATAATGGCTTAGAACATGTTTCACGTATAGCGGTTGCTCTTGATGGTTCTTGCTCAGGATTACAGCATTTAGGTATGGCCTTACGTTGTGAAGAAACTGGAGCAGCTGTTAATTTAATTCCTTCAGATAAACCCCAAGACATTTATCAGCGTGTAATTGATAGGGTTTATCCAGTACTTGAAGCAATTGTAGGTAAAGGTTGGCAGGACTTAAGTTTACAAGGTATTGAGAAAAGAGCCGAGGAAAAAATGGAGGAAATTTATAATAAAAATAAAAGGAAATATAAAATAACAAAACCTTTTGTACGTTGGAAAGAAGAAGCTAAAGGCGAAAAAAGAAAAAAAGACGGTACACCTATGAAAAGAGCTGTGCCAGAGCAGGAAGCGTATAATATTTACCATGAAATTATGAGCACGTATGCTTGGTTATCTTACGGCTATGACAAAGAAAAAGGCTGTATGAGCCGTAAAATTGCTAAAAGAAACGTGATGACTTTCCCTTATGGCAGTAAAGAGTATGGTTTTAAAGAACAGCTTTTAGAGGACATAATTAAACCAGCAAAGCTTGAGGGAAGGCATTATGGCAATGGTATAGGGATAAGTGCGCCTGAATGGTTCCAATTATGGAATAGAACAGGATATGGTTTTATGGCTGCAACGCAAATGGCTTCATTAATGTATGATGGTGTGGTCCAAACTGTTGTTAAAGCGGCTGAAGGTATGGAGTGGCTGCAGGAAGTCGCTAAAGTGGTTGTGAAAAATGGAGAGGCTTTAACCTGGACAACTCCACTAGGCTTTCCTGTTCAGCAGAATTACTGGAAAGACCAGAGTAAAAGAGTACGCACCAGTTTTCTTGGTAATACGAGAGCAGAATTTAGTATCAAGGTTGAAACGGCTAATGTTGATAAAGCAAAACAAGCCTCTGCTGTCGCACCTAACTTTGTCCATTCGCTTGACGCAACACACTTAATGCTTGTGGTTGCGAAGTCCAATAAGATAAAGAACTGGGCCTTAGTTCACGACTCATTTGGTACACTGCCCAGTCGAACAGGGGAGATTTTCAAGAATATTCGGTATGCATTTTATGAGCTATATACAGAGCATGATGTATTTAGCCAGTTTAGGGACCAGGCAGAGGAACAAGCGCTACCAAAGGACAGAAATAAAATACCACCAGTCCCGTTCTTTGGTAGCCTGGAGCCTTCTTTAATCTTGGATTCACAGTATAGTTTTGCCTAATTAGTTCCATTTTCGTATATAAGTTTAAAGTCCTAGTTAACTCTAGGGCTTCTTCATTTATATGCCTATCAAAAAGTGGGTGCGGAAATCAAAAACACGAATCGCTACAGGCCCCGTCATTCGGGGCTTTGAGTTACCACGCAACTTAGACAATTTTAAAATTCACTTTTCAGATTAAAAAACAATCAATGAAATTAAACTAAAGATTAACTTTAAGATACCTAAAGCCAACCTAAAGATAACTCTCATTATCCCCTTAACTGAAAGGACCTCAATCAATGAATAATATTAATTCTTCATTTTTAACAACCACAGCGCCTATCATCATTGAGAATGTAAACATAAGACAAGATGAGCAAGGCAGATTTTGTCTTAATGATTTGCATAAGGCAGCTGGTGGTGCAGTAAAGCATAGGCCTAGAGACTGGCTCAGAAATAAACAGATACAGGAGCTAGTGGAAGAATACTCAAATAAGCAAATTTGCTCATATCAACAAAATCAAGCACTTAGCGTTAAGGGTGGCAGTTTTGAAAATGGAGGAGGAACATATGTTATACGACCTCTTGTGTATACGTATGCTGCTTGGATAAGCCCGTCTTTTCATAGGAAGGTTTATGACTCATTTGATGCACTAGTAACCGGTCAAATAAAACCGCTAGACGATGACATGGCTATAACTCAAGGCCTCTTAGCAGCCCAACGTAAAATAGAAAAGCAAGAAGCTCTCCTTCTAGAAAGCCAAAAGCAAATCGAAGAGATGCAGCCTAAAGCTGACTTTGTATCTAATTACGTCGAAGCTAAAGGCACAAGTAATCTGGAAGAAACTGCAAAAATACTGAAAATAAAACCTCGCACTTTCACTAGGCAGCTACGCGAAGACCGCGTCCTCTTCTACAACGTGAAAGGTAACAATGTTCCCTACCAGACCTACCTAGACCGTGGTTACTTCACACTCCGTACAGAGCTTAACAAGCAGAATGAAATGGTTTACCAAAGTACGCGTGTAACGGCTAAAGGTCACGAATGGCTGGGTAGGAAATATAAGCACCTAGCTATCCCATTTTAAATGACTTTTTACTGGTCCGTTAAATATAAAATAAAGGCTAAGGAACTTACTTACATTTTTTATCTATTTCTTTATCTATCTCACTTTCAGTACTTCTTTTGAAATATAAAGGATAATCTGGTAAGTGAATAACTAGCTGGTCTTCTGCCTTAGTGATTTTTATTTCTTCACCACCTTCAGTTAATATGGTCCACTTTCCAGGCATGACTGTACTTTTCACTTTTCCATTAAGGATAAAATCAGTACATCCATGTTTAAGGCCTTCTCTAGCTAATAGAGCCATTGTAATCTTGTCGTTTTCTTCTACACCAATTCCCGCAGCACCTGCATCAGTCTTTGGTGGGGGATTTTTTAATAACCAAAATCCTTGGATAGGTTGCAATTCATTAGCTACCGCATTAACTGAGCACAGCGCAAGAACCAGGGACATACAGCGGACCAGCTTCATTGAATAACCTCTTCACTTGTCTTTTAAAGTCAAGTAATTATTCAACAATTAATTACTTATTGTCAATCAAGCAGACCGCTTACGAAGAGAGTATTACATCATGACACCTTTAGTATTAAAAAATAAAAGGGAAATTAACTAACTCCCCCTCCCAGCGCTCAACCTGGAAGCACACAGCTCTCCTTGAGCTTTCTTACATATATACCTTAAATAAATCAAAAGGATTTCCCCATGACTAATTTGACTCGCGCCTACCTTCATTTCTGGGACCACGGCAAGACACTACCTTTAGACCTTGCAGCTCGCCTTATAGAAGATGGTTACGATGTAGAAGCACTTGAACAAAAAGAAGTAAACAACGAAAAACAACGGAGAAATAAAAAGCACTAATGGCAAAAGAAAATTTTATCTCACCTCGCGGCACTCTTGGCCCTTACCCTCATTTAAACACAGCAGACACCAAATTTGATGCTGATGGTGTATACGACGTAAAGCTTATTTTGTCTCATGAAGATGCACAGCCTCTCATTGATGAAATAGACAAACGCTTTGATGCATACTACCAAGAGCAGTGTAAAAAGCTGAAAAAGAAAAAGCTGAAAAAATCCGATTTGCCTTATGAAGAGGATGAAGACGAAGGCACAGTAACTTTTAAGTTTAAAATGAAGGCAAAAATTAAAAAGAAAGATGGCACCGAGTATTCCCGGCGTCCCGCTTTATATGACACCAAGAATAATATAATTCCTGAAGATAAAGTCTTGGGTCAAGGTAGTGAGGTCCGTATTTCGACTGTCTTCTACACTTGGTATACCCCCTCAATAGGTGTAGGTCTCACGCTACAACCACAAGCAGTCCGTGTATATAAATACGAGGAACCAAACTTCACAGCGTCAGCATCTTCTTACGGTTTTGATGATGAGGAAGAAGGCTTTACCTTGGATGATGGAGCCCCATTTGATGCAGAGGAAAAAGACGGCGATATACCTGAAACTGACGAGGAGGACGACGGCGACTTTTAGTGAAGCAACCTATCACAGTTAAAACTAAACCTCTCTCAGTCAATGAAGCCTTTCTTGGCCGTAAAGTAAAAAGCAAGAAATATCGTGATTACGAAGAAATATTAATAAGCACCTTACCTGACGTGTCCGTACCCGAAGGTAAATTAACGCTAAAACTTCTTGTTTCTTACAGTAATAGTAGAGCTGACATTGACAATGCTCTTAAGCCCTTCATTGATGTTCTCCAAAAAAGGTATGACTTTAATGATAATAAAATTTATCGCTTAGTCATCGAAAAGAACATCGTAAAGAAGGGCGAAGAATTTCTTAAATTCCAATTGATACCTTACGAGAAACAGCATGGCAAAGAAGAAAACCAAGAAACCCCAGCGCCAAATAGTCACTGAGCACATATTAAAATACGGCCACATAACCCGTAACGAAGCAATAGGCATGTATGGCATTACGCGTCTAGCTGCTGTGGTCCACGATATGACAAAGAACTACGACGTGCCTATCATCGCGAAACAGGAAGACACTGATTATTCCTACTCTTTCCGTTGGGACTTTTTAAATAAGGTCAGAGATATTAAACACGCCCGAGACTTAATGCATAAGCATGACCTCGCATTTATCCACTAGAGTTGTAAGCCGCGAGCCATGCCCTAGGTGTGGCTCACAGGATAACGTTGCAGTTTATGATGATGGACACGCCAATTGTTATACCCCTAACTGCAACTATTTTCTTAAATCCAATGGAGAGGAAGGAGGAAATAAAAAATCAGTGTCGCACTCTTTAATTGAGGGTAATTATAAAGGCCTAGTTAAACGCAAAATTAGCGAGGAAACATGCCGTAAATTAGGCTATAAAGTAGGCCGATTTAAAGATAAATCCGTTCACATTGCTAACTACGTTTGCCCTAAGACGCACGTTGTACAAGCCCAGAAAATACGCTTTCCTGATAAAACCTTTACAATACTTGGGAATACCCGAAAGCTTCCGTTTTTCGGCTGGCACACTTGGCGTAACGGTGGGCGCAAGCTTGTAATAACTGAAGGTGAAATAGATGCGCTCTCGGTCTCTGAAGCTCAAAATAATAAATATCCTGTTGTGTCCCTACCAAATGGCGCATCTTCTGTTAAGCAGACCTTCCTTGATAATAAGGCTTATTTAGATGGCTTCGAAGAAATTATTATCATGTTTGATAATGATGAACCGGGCCAGATAGCCACAGAAGAAGCCTGTCGTTTACTTGGTGCTAAAGCTCGTGTTGCCTCTCTCCCATTTAAAGATGCTAATGAAGCGCTTGTAGCAGGCCGTATTGACTTAATTATTCCTGCTATATGGGATGCTAAGCCTTTTAAACCCGCTTGCATATTCACTGGTGAGGAAGTTTTAGCAACAGCTTATCAAGAGCCTGAAATGGGCTTATCCTGGCCTTTCCCCACGTTAACCCAGGCAACCTATGGCAAAAGACCAAATGAAATGTACGCCATCGGCTCAGGCACTGGATGTGGTAAAACTGACTTATTAAAGGAGGATATCGCACACAACATTGGGGTCCACAACGAAAAGTGCATGACTTTCTTTCTTGAAGAACCCAATTTACAGCTAACGCTAAATACCATCGCAGGCAAGGTTGACTCAAAATTATATCACGTTCCCGGTTCTTCGTACGATTACACGCAATTTAAAAAGACCAGGGAAAAAGTAGCCCAAAATTTATTGATGTACGCTGTGGATGGCAATACGGAACCTGAAGATATCTTGCAGTACATCCGGTTAGGCGTTGAAGGCTACGGAGCACGTCATGTTTACCTAGACCACATCACTTATATTATGGATGCAGTAGGAGAAGGCCAAGGTCTTGAGGTCCTTAAATCCTTTATGCGTGGCTTGAATGATTTAAATAAAGAACTGCCTTTCACACTCTACTACGTTTCGCACCTACGAAAAAAAGACGGTAAAAAAAGTCACGAGGAAGGCGGTCGAGTAACACTTGACGACTTTGCTGGAGGTAAAGCTAATGTGCAATATGCCAATTTCACCTTTGCCCTTGAACGAGACCAGCAAGCAGAGGAAGACGAAGAAAAAAATAAAACTGTATTTCGGATACTTAAGGACAGATATACCGGCCAGTCTACGGGAACCACGATTAACCTGCTATATGACCCCGCCACAGGCCGAAAGCAAGAGCATGACCCCTTTGATGTAGAGGATGTAAAGGAGTCATCAACGAGTGGATTTTAATAGAAACTGACCCAACTAAGAATCATGCTTTCTTATTTTTTTATACCAAAAAATACTAACAGCAATAGATAAACCGTAAAACAGTAACAGGCTGATATAGGCACCATAAGTGCTTGAGTAAACTTCTGTTATAAATTTCCTTGGTATTACAAAATATAATAATGATTGCGTAGCAGATACAAGATAAAAAATGCCCAGGACTGCTATGTAGTTTGTAACTTTATTTGTCTTGCCTGTTAAAAACAATGCAAAAATAAAAGGAAATAAGGCAAGCAAAATGCCAATAAAATAAACGCTATCCATACCATCCATAAAAGTGCGACTCATCAAAACATAAAAGGGTTGATTATATTATATCCAGCACAAACTATCAATATGAATAACTTCTTCAATTAGTTCAGCAGATACACAAGAAAAGAAAGAGGATTTCTCAATGCAAATTCAAATTAAGCCCATACCTTCTGAGTGGTCCCAGCTAATTTCCATGGTTAACAAGCTAAGAAAAACCAATGTAGTTTATTTAGCCGGTGGTGCACCACGTGACTACCTTTTAGATAAACCAATAAAAGATTGGGACCTTTTTATTTATGTAGAAAATCCTTTAGCTGTTCGTAGCTGTCTCCAAAATCATTTTAACCTTACGCGCTCAGTCGGTAATGCTGATGGTTTTTATAAGGGAATAGCTGAAGAACGAGGCGTTCAGGCAATTGACTACTTTGTGAATATGAATGGTGAACTGCAAGTCATTTACCTATCACGCGACATGCCCCTTGTAGAGCTGCTAGAAGGTATGGACTTTGGGCTTTGCCAAGTGGGAACTGATGGTAAAAGCTGGACCTTTACAGAAGCCTTTATTAAAGACCTGGAAAACCAGACCTTAACGCATTACCGCTACTTTGAAGCTGAAAAGCGGATGAAGGAAAGGTACGCAAGGCTTAGTAAAAAGTATCCAAATATGAAATTAAAATTCGCTTATTAAGGAGGTAAATGACTTCAATTGAATTTGATATAGAAACTAATGGCCTTCTTGATGTCCTCACCAAAATACACTGCATTTGCACCTATGATAAAGTAAAAGATATAAAAGAGAGCTTCCGCCCGAATGAAATAATGGACGCTATTTTATATCTTGAAGACGCCGACGAGCTTATAGCACACAACGGTTTCTGGTTCGATTATCCCGCCATTAAAAAGCTTTATCCCAAATGGAAGCCCCGTGGCCGACTTCGCGATTCCCTAGCAGAAAGCCGCCTTATCTACTCGAACCTTAAAGACATGGACTGGGAGCGCAGCAGGAAAAAGCCTTACGCCTTACCTGCCAAATTATATGGGTCCCACTCCATTAAGGCTTGGGGTTACCGTTTAGGCGTGCTTAAGGGTGACTTTGGCGAAGCTACAGATTGGCAACACTTTTCTGAGGAAATGCTTTCTTATTGTGAACAGGACGTTGAAGTTACTAGGCAGCTTGTAGCCTTACTAGAAAGCAAAAATTATTCGCCTATGGCATTAGACCACGAAAACCGTATTTCTGCTCTCATGGCACTACAGGAGCGCAACGGGTTTGCTTTTAATAAGAAGGCTGCTGTTTCTCTTTATCAGGAGCTAGCACAGAAAAGAGCTTCTATTAAAGAAGATTTAATTATTTCCTTTGGCTGGTGGAATAAGAAAAAGGAAGTTAAACACCCTAAGAAAACTCTCAATTATAAGGACCCACAAAGAGCAAGTGTTGTTGAAGGAGCACCTTACACCACCTTTGAGCGCATAACATTTAATCCTGCTAGTCGTGCTCATATAGTCCAGCGCCTTCAAAAGCTTTACGGCTGGGAACCAAAGGAGTTCACTGATAAGGGACAGGCTAAAATAGATGAGAAAATATTAGGTCGCTTAAATAATCCTCACGCCAAAGCTTTATGCGAATACTTAATGATTAATAAGCGCATTGGTCAACTGGCAGAAGGTGATAACGCTTGGCTACGTATGGAACGCAACGGCTTTATCCACGGTCATGTCAATCCCAATGGTGCAATTACAGGTCGAGCTACCCACGCTTATCCTAACATTGCCCAAGTGCCAAGCACTAAAGCCCCCTATGGTAAAGAGTGCCGGTCCCTCTTCACAGTTCCTGAAGGCTGGACTTTGTTAGGGAGTGACGCTGACCAGCTCGAACTGCGAGTCATGGGGCACTACATGGCTCGTTATGACAAAGGCAAATATGTTGAAGCAATTAAGGCTGGCGATATTCACTGGACCAACACATTAGCCCTTGAGCTTTTACCAAAGGGTACTGTGCGAGATATACATAACCCTAAGCATGAGCACGCCAGAAACATAATAGCTAAGCGCTTTGTTTACTTACTCATTTACGGAGGAGGAGACGAATTAGCAGGTTCAGTAATTAAACCAGATGCACCACCAGAGCTGCATAAAAAGTTAGGCAGAAAATATAAAAATAAATTACTTAAAAACTTACCCGCTCTTAAATACTTACTTGATGCAGTAAAGAAAACAGCAAAGGACCGTGGCTATCTTGTTGGTCTCGATGGTCGTCATGTAGCTGTTTCTTCTCAACACAAAGCCCTTAATTACTTACTTCAAGGGGCCGGTGCTCTTATCTGTAAGCGTTGGTTACTTGAGATAGAGGACTTGTGCCAAGCTAACGGTTTAACTCACGGCTGGCATGGTGACTATGCCTTCTGTGCTTGGGTTCATGATGAGGTCCAGATAGCCTGTCGTACTGAAGAAATAGCTAAGCAGATTGGTTCCTACTGTGAGCAAGCAATGGATAGAGTAACAGAAATATTTAGCTTTAGGTGTCCATTAAAAGCCAGTTATGACATTGGATTAACTTGGGCAGATACACACTAATCTAAAAGTCCAAGTCCTGCAGCAATAACTAAGCAATTAATAAATAAGAAAAGAATTATACATAAATGAAATTTAATAGGATGGTTTTTACGGGTAAATACTGAGTTATTTAACAAATTTCCAAGGAAAGTTATTTCACCTTTGATATAGCATGAAAGAGTCAATACCACACCAGCTAACCCCCCAACAACATATGCAATCTCAGTTACAGTTGGCATTTATATACTCACAAATAAAGTTAATTATATCAGCAAACAGGAGACAATGCGCTTAACACAATTCTCACTTCTCTTTTTTCTAACTGCTTGTACCTCTCATCCTCTATCTACAACAGACCTCCAATGCCTAACCCTCAATATTTACCACGAAGCCCGTGGCGAAGGGCTTATAGGCATGTTGGCAGTGGGTGAAGTAACTCTGAACCGGGTGAATGACAAACGCTGGCCTAGCTCTATATGTGCTGTGGTCTACCAAGAAAAGCAATTTTCATGGACTCATGACAAGCTACCAGATGCTATGAAGGAACCCGAATCAGCTTACCTATCACACCTAGTAGCAAAGGAGTTACTTGCAGGCACAAAACTAAATTTAACCAAGGGAGCAACACATTATCATGCAAATTACGTAAGGCCCTACTGGGCTGAATCTTTAATCAGGACCACAACAATTAATAATCACATTTTTTATAAATAAGCGTGAGAACCCCTAATGAACTTAATTATCAGCCTTATCACAGCTCTTCTTGTTCTATGGGCTTTAACAATTCCGCCTGATGTTGTCCTGATGCGAGATAAAAAGGGTGAGTGGGGCCTAAATAAGTACACTATGGAGCATCATTGCGAAACCTATATAAATAATAAGGAGAAAAAATATTGCCGACTCGTGAAGGTATACAAAAGCACTGGAAAGTAATCGAAGCATTTAAAAACGGGAAAGAAATAGAGTCATATTGTAGACGGGAAAAGGAATGGCTTGACGAGGATTTTCCTACCTTTAACTATTCAGAAGAATTTAGGATAAAGCCTGAAGAAGTATACAAGGTGGATGATTTTGTAAGAGTTACATTTCCCGGTTTACCTGCCGAACTAGCAATAGTGGCCAATGTAGCCCGCGATACTTACTGCCTAATCAGTATAAGAAACGGACAGTGTTGGGCTGAGCCTAAAGTATTTAAAGGGGAAAGGACTAAAATACCCAAATCAATATTAGATAAGGATGGAGATTTAGACCTAGAAAAAGTATGAATGACGTTCTCTGCAATCAATTAGAAGTAGGCGATAAAGTCCTTTACTCCACTATAGGCTCATACCTTCTCCCTGGCCTCGTAGAAAAACAAGACGAATATTTAAAAGACTATTTATGGGTTGATGGTTGCCGTTGTTACTACAAGACTGTTATTAAATTGGAAAATAATAAGGGTAGAAATGATTAAGTATCTACGCAATAACCCTCGGATTACTGTTGGTGAGCTAAAAGCTTTTCTAGAAAAAAATAAAGTGCCTGATTATGCCTTGCTACAAATAGAAGACACTCAAAAGCCCTATTGTGGCTCAGGTCGATTATACGCAACTAACGCTTTCTACGATGCAGAAGAAACAGCCTTAGCTTTTGAGTTTTAAAGAGAGGAAAATAAATGGTCGAATTTACTACAGAAGACATTATTACAGTTAAAGATTTGAAGCGATTTTTAGATGAATATGAAGTCCCAGATGACACCATGCTTTGTAGTAAGGCATTTGAGCATCTCGCAACAATACCCACAGATAAACTCTATTTCGATAAGGTAGACAGGAGCTTAACATTTGAGTTCTAAAAAAGTAGGACTCCTCGACACAGATATACTTTGTTTTCAGGCTTCCTCAGCCGCTCAGACAGCAATTAATTGGGGCAACGATTGGTGGACTTATCACGCTGATTTCAACACTGTTCGGTCCATATTTGAAGGTAAAGTAGATTACATTATCAAGGCTTGCCAATTAGACGAAGTAATTATGTGCCTCACGGATGCAGAAAACTTTCGTAAATCTATTTATCCAGAATATAAGAGCAACAGGAAAGAAGTTCAGAAGCCGTGTGCTTACGCTGGCATCGTTGAGTACGTTAAAGATAATTATGAAACTTTCCAGCGGCCAACGCTAGAAGCTGACGACATTATGGGCATCTTGGCAACGTGGCCTAAGTATAAGCCTGAAGCTGATAAAGTTATTGTGTCCGAGGATAAGGACATGCGTACCATAGGTGGTGTATATCTCTTTAACCCTAACAAAGACCTTGAGCCAGCCTTTAACACTGAACAAGACGCAGAGCTGTACTTTATGCAACAAGTGCTTACTGGTGATGTGGCTGATGGTTATCCGGGTTGTCCTGGCGTTGGCGAAGGGCTAGCACAAGAGCTGCTTAAAGGCGGCTTAAAGTTCGAGCCTTACGAGCACACATTTAAGTCTGGGCTACGCAAAGGGACCACAGAAATAAGGTGGCAAAAAACACCGTCTAGCTCTCTTTGGGAAACCGTGGTGTCATGCTACGAAAAAGCTGGATTAGGCGAGGAAGCCGCATTAATACAAGCTCGGTGTGCTCGAATATTAAGAGCATGTGATTATAACTTTAAGAAAAAGGAGGTTCGCTTGTGGCAGCCTTAATGTCCATATTTTTAGAAATATTTGGTTTTCTGGTCCTATTATCCTTATTTATTGTGGTTGCAAATTCTAAAGGAGAAAAATAAATATTGAATTTTAAAGTAGGCGAAAAAATAGCTGTATCTGATGAATATACGCGCACATGTCTCGCGAAGGGCTTTAGATTACTGTTAAATCCAAATCGGCTTTATACTGTTAAAAAAATATGTAGAGACTTTAGTATTGAGCTAGAAGAAATTGATGGTAATTATCACTTTAGCCACTTTACAACAGCTTCCTATAACACAGAGGAATTCTGGGCGCATATTGACGATACTGATAGCAAGCTGACCCAAGAGAGCAGCAAGACCATTAATTACACATTCTGTGAAGATAAATACTTGAGTGAGCTTGAAAACTACATCAAGAGCACCTACAGCCAGCACTATGCATCAAAAGGCGTACAAACAGCAGAACTTATTTACTCAAATGCTCAACGTGGTCTACATTACACATTAAGTAACATCATGAAATACGCTGACCGCTTTGGGATAAAGGACGGTAAGAATAGACAGGACTTACTGAAGATAGCTCACTACACCATACATGCCCTTCACTGCTTAGATAAACTGGAGGATGACAATGGCTAAGAAGAAAAAGAAAGACAAAGAACCCAAAATAACAGCGCTGGATTACCTAACGTTAATTTCTGAGACCTTACGAATACAAGACACAATGGAGCTAAAACGGTTTCTTGAAGATGGCTCAGTGGAAACTTTCATCGTGAGGAGAGCTGATTAATGAAGCAGGCTATTAAAACAGTTATTAACTACTTCCTTGATAGAGAAGAAGATAAAACCATTTTTACTTATACCTTACCCGATGGCCGTAAAGCATACTTAACCTGCCTTCTGGTAATTGACGAAAAGGCTAATTAATGGACGAAATAGACTTAATTAAGCATAAAGAATTAATCCACTTCCTAGACAAAGAATTCCCATTCAGGACACCAGTACCTAGCGATAGTTTTGAAGATATTATGTATGCCGCTGGCGCTAGACAGATAATAGATGCTCTGGTATTTGGACTTAAAGACCAAGAGGAGGAAGCTTACCAGAAGTAATGTGTTCATCAAGACGCCCTAAAATCCCCCAGCAACCACCACCGCCACCTCCCGCACCACCACCTCCAGAACCTGCCCCAGCTCCTGCTCAGATAGCGACACCCGACAAGGGAAGTGCACAAAGCCCAGCTGCGAAAAAGGCTAAGAAAAAGAGTGGAAGGTCATCTTTACGTATTAACAGAGCAACTCGCGTAGGTGGAGCAGGTGCAGGCTTAAATATTAATGCAGGTTAGCCATTGGAGTTAAATAAAAGTACAGCTAAATCACGTTACGAAAAATTAAAATCAGAGCGAGGTCCCTTTCTCGAAAGAGCACGTTCTTGTGCACAATTAACCATTCCAGCCTTGGTTCCCCCTGAAGGGGCCACAGGACACACAAACTACGCAACGCCTCATCAGTCCATTGGTGCCAGAGCGTTAAATTATTTAGCCGCTCGTTTCCTGTTAACCCTGCTGCCACCTAATGCTCCCTTTTTCCGCTTGAAAGTAGATGACGAAGTAATGAAAGAAGTTAACCCAGCGGATAAGGGAAAAGTCGAGCAGGCCCTCTCAGCAATTGAGCGGCAGGTGATGGATGAAATAGAACAAATGGCTTTACGGGTTGCCTGCTACGAAGCCTTAAAGCATTTAGTCGGCACAGGTAATGCCTTGCTTTACATGGACCCAAAAGACAATAAGACGCGTGTCTTCCACCTATCATCCTACGTTATCTCAAGGGACCCATTGGGTAATGTACTTGAAATAATTACCCATGAAACCCTAAGCCCTTCAGTACTGCCTGATGATGTCCTGATGTATCTGGCAGATGGGAACGCAGATAAAAGGCAGGAATTGTCTAACCAGAAAACACTTAACTTATACCGGCACATTAAACGTGTTCGTGAGCAGTGGGTGTCGTATGAGGAAATTAATGATAAGGAATTACCAGATACAAGAGCTTCATTCCCGCTTGATGGGTTACCTTGGCTACCCCTACGTTTTACCACAGTTGATGGAGAGTCTTATGGTCGCTCTTATGTTGAGCAGTACTACGGTGACCTACATAGCCTAGAAAAGCTAAGCAAGGCCGTTGTTGAAGGCTCTGTGGCTGCATCAAAAGTACTTCTTTTTGTGCGGCCTGATGCAGTAACTAAGAGGAAAGATATTCAGAATGCAGCCAACGGAGAAACAGTACGTGGTGATGTTAATGATGTTGGTGTCCTGCAATTAAATAAATTTGCTGATTTTCGTGTTGCCTCGGACACCATACAACAGTTAACCCAGCGTATAGCCGCAGCCTTCCTCATGAACAGCAGTGTGCAACGGGATGCTGAACGGGTAACAGCTGAAGAAATCCGCTTTATGGCTCAAGAATTAGAAACGGCGCTTGGTGGTGTCTATTCGATATTAAGCCAAGAATTTCAACTGCCCATCGTTAAAATAATTCTCAAACGGTTACAAAGGAAAGAGAAAATACCACCTTTATTTAACAAGGTGCGTTCTTTCGTTACCACAGGTATTGAAGCGTTAGGCCGTGGGCAAGATTTAGATAAGCTAACGACCTTTATGCGCTACCTTGATGCTTTAGGACCAGAAACCATAGCGCGTGAATTAAATCTTAATGACTACATGGCTCGTTTAGCTGCATCCATAGGCATAGACACAAAAGGCTTAATTAAAAGTGAAGAGCAGAAAAAGCAAGAATTACAACAGCAACAAGAAGCTATGCAACAAGAAGTGATGCAGCAGGCCGCACTTAATGCTGCTGGTCCTGTTGCCAATAATTTAACTAAAGGAGATTAATATTTGGACGTAAACGAGCAAGAAAATAAAACACAGGAACAAGAAACAGAAGTAACCGAAACACAGCCACAAGAAAGTCAACAAGATACACCACAAGACCCACCTCAAGCTGAACCTGAAGCAAAACCCGAAGACGAACCAAAAGCTGATGTTAATGAGGAGCAAGTAAAAAGCCTCATTGAACAGGCTGGTTTAGACTTTGATACTTTCCAGGGCGAATACGAAACTGATGGCTCCTTATCTGATGAAAGTTACCAAAAGTTAGAAGCTGCTGGATTCCCTCGTTCAATTGTTGATGCTCATATAGACGGTTTGCGTGCTACTGAAGAATTACAAATGCAAACCCTTTATAACACAGTTGGAGGTGAAGAGAATTTAAATCAGCTTTTATCCTGGGCTGGTCAACATTTACAAGAGGAAGAAATTAATTCTTTCAATGATATTGCCGCTAATGGAGACATGAGCCAAATTAAACTAGCCCTGAATGGACTTAAGGCTCAATATGAATCACAAAATGGCTCAATGCAGGTTACGTCTTATAGCGGGACACAGCCACAAACAGCAACTGATGTATTTACCTCTATGGATGAGTTAGTCGAAGCAATGAGTGACCCGCGTTATCAAGACAATCCAGTATACCGCAATGAAGTTTCTCGAAAATTAGAACGTTCACCAATTTACTAATACCCTTTCTATAACCCTTCGGTGTTGCCTTCAGTGCAGCACCAACCTTTCCGCAATGGAGCAAAATGACAACAACCGCAACATTCCCAGAACAACAAACAGTTTCCTTTACAGGTCAAGAAAACCTAACAGGAGAACAACGAAAGCTTTTTGAAACAAAGTTTGGTGGTGAAGTTTTCACGCTATTTAAAAGTGAAAATATAATGATGTCTCGCCACCGTGTCATGAAAATTTCAAAAGGTGACTCTTACTCTTTCCCTATGATTGGTAAGGCTGGAGGCTACTACCACACACCAGGGCGTCAAATTAAAGCTGACCCAATTGCACACGCAAAACGTAAGGCAACAATTGACGCATTAATGGTTAGCCCAGTCTTTATTGATAATTTACAAGATGCACTAACAGAGTACGAATACCGTAAACCATACGCTGACGAGTGTGGCTACTTTCTTACTGACTGTGCGGATAAAAATATTTTACGCATGGCTTGTAAGGCTTCCTTTATTACTAATGAGGATGAATGCAAAGCAGCTGGAATTATCCCAGTAAAAGGTGAAACCTTCACTGACAATATTACCTTAAATGCCAAAGGTGATGAGCTGAAAGGGGATAAGATTTATAACGCATTGGTTGATGCTAAAAACGAACTTGCTAAAAAGAAAGTCCGTGGCAGACCTTACGTTATTCTTGCTTCTGACCAGTATCACGCACTACTGAAAGCACATAACGGTAATGTCGCTGGTATGGTCCACATGAATAAAGATGTTGGTGGCGAAGGCTCAGTTTCTTCAGGCACTGTTCCTCGTATAGCTGGTTTTGACATTCTAATGTCTAATAATTTGCCTCAACAGGATGAATCAGCAGGTCTTATTGATACGCCTGAATTTGAAGGAAGACCAGAAGCATATCGAGGCGATTATTCAAAAGTCGTTGGAATCGTAATGCTTCCTGATGCCGTTTGTACTGTGAAAGCTTTTGATTTAGCTATCGAGAGTAAGTATCAAATGGAGTATCAAGGCAATTTAGTAATTGCTAAGTATGCAATGGGACACAATATTTTACGTCCTGCATGTGCGATTACAATCTTGAAAAAATCCGCTTAATTTAAATGGGGGAGTACTTAGCTCCCCTCATTTTATTTTTTTAATTTATTTCTTTGCCGTCGATAGCACATTGGATACGTTTAGCAAGAATTTCTATGCTACCAATATTTTCAGCTAATGGCTGTTTGCTTGCAGATTCAGATAGAGCTTCAGCTCGAATTAATTCTAGAGCAGCCAGAACAGATACATAGCGTTTATAATCATTATCTTGTTCAGTGTAAATGGCATAAGAACCAATAATTTCGTGGAATGGTTCATTCGTACTCATAGTAACTTCCCTATTTTAACTTTATTTAACTTACCTCTCACTTAACTAAAAATGAGCATAATTGTTTTAAGCGCAGTAAATGAAATGTTGCAATCCATAGGTGAAAGTCCAGTAACTTCTCTTAACAGCGGCCTTTTGGAAGCAGCAATAGCACTCGATTTACTGGACCAACAAAATGAAAAGATACAGGCTATTGGTTACCCTTTCAATACAGAAAAGAACTTTCGCTTATCCCGAGACATTGATGGAATAATTCACTTACCTGATAACACCTTAAAAGTCTGTGGTCCACTTACTGATAACGGTTATGTGAAACAAAGAGGCCACAAACTTTATAACAGCAAAGAACAATCATTTACCTTTTCAGCAAGTGTTGTAGTTAACTTGGTCCTGAAGATTCCTTTTGATGAACTAACAGTCACAACGCGTAATTATATCACGCTTAAAGCTGCTCGAATTTTCCAAGACAGAACGATAGGTGCTAATGATTTACACGGCTACCAAAAGCAAGACGAGGAAGAAGCAAGGCGACTCTTTTTAGATGAAGCTGACACAGAAAAATACAACATATTCCACGGGCCAATGCGTTATGATTTACAACGGGATTTATTTTAGTGCTAATTGAAAAGCCAATACCTAACTTAATTAATGGGGTCTCGCAGCAACCGCCGGGTATCCGTTTGCCGACCCAATGTGAAGAGCAGGTTAATGGGTTATCAAGTGTGGTCTATGGGCTACAAAAAAGACCGCCAACGGAACACTTAGCCCGTATTTCTAATAGCAGTTTTACTGGCTCTTTTATCCATACAATAAATAGAGATAAATGGGAAAAATATATTACCGTAATTGCTAATGGTGATATTCGTGTTTTTGATTTGAATGGACAAGAGCGTACAGTTAAAAAGCCTAGCGATACTACATATTTAAAAGCGCATGACCCTGCAACCGCCTTTTCAGCCGTCACAGTAGCCGACCACACCTTCATAGTTAACAAAGAGCGAACAGTAAGAAGTTATGACCCAACGAAGAATATAAAGCTGACGCCAGTTAACCAGCGATACCAGACGATAACAATTACGCCTATCGTTCCAGCCTATAAGGATGAACTGTGGAATAGAGAAAAATGGTTCCGTTGTTGGTCCCTTTATAAATGTCGTGTAGGTGGCCGTACCTATGCCTACTCAGCCGAGAATGGTGGTGCTTCAGGTTTTGCCTCGTACCTTGCAGCAAAATTAAGAGACGATACAGGGCTGCATGTAGTTAACAATGGCCATGCTGTTGAAATACCGTTAAATACTAATCAGCAGCCTTTCTCAGTAGCCGACGAGAGCGCGACAGGCGTATTAACCTGGGATACAGAAACGTATTACAGAGACAAGCGAGAAGGTGTCGAGCGGCGAACCAGAAAGGTAAACCCAAGATGTAGCCATAAGAGAACTAGCGGCATTGTCAGGAGCACGACAAGTACTCGCCTAATTGGTTATAGGAGTGAAGGAGGAGATATTCTCCCAGCACCAACACCTAATAATAAAATGGGTATCGTGCATGTTCGTGTGGGTGACTATGGGACAGCTTACAAAGTTAATGTAAATGGTGTACAGCAAGCTTTAGTTGAAACTGATGCTAAAAATAGGTCGGAAATATCGACAGTAGCAATTACTACTAAGCTTTATGAAAAATTAAGGGATAAATTAAAAACCAACTTTACTGTAGCTCAAAAAGATAATGTGATTTCCATTACAGCTAAAAACCCCAAGGCAGACTTTACGTTAACTTGCAGCGATAGTTTAGGTGATAAGGCTATTTTTGCATGTAAAGGGCGTGTCCAGTCATTTACCCATTTACCGGCCTCTTGTTTCCACGGTTTCACAATTAAAGTGGCTGGTGAAAATGGTGTTGCTGATGACGATTATTATGTGCAGTATCAGGAAAATACCAAGGGAGAAAGTACGTCTGGCTCTTGGGTTGAAGTAGCTAAGCCAGGATTAGATAGGCGACCTTCACCACAAACTATGCCTCACCGTTTAGTGTCCAATGCTGATGGCTCTTTTACTTTTGAAGCTATCGATTGGGACGCGAGGAAAGCAGGAGATGAGGACACAGCCCCTGAACCCTCATTTATAAATAAGCCCCTCAGTGACATTTTCTTCTTTAAAAATAGGCTTGGCTTACTTTCAGATGAAAATATTATCTTTAGTGAGCTTGGGTCCTATTATAATTTTTACCCGGCAACAGTAGTTCAAATGCTGGACACAAACCCCATAGATATTGCTGTTACAAATGACACAGTATCCTTATTACGTCATGCAGTCCCTTTTAATGAGACTCTTTTATTATTCTCAGATTTAACGCAATTTATTATTCGTGGACAGGACAGATTAACAGCTGAAGATATTTCTGTTGATGTTACCACTCGATTTGAATGTGAGCTTAAAGCGAAGCCTGTAGGTGCCGGTAAGAACGTTTATTTCTCAACAAGACGCGGTAATGCTGCTGGTATCCGTGAGTATTATGTGGACCCAGAAAGTAAGGTAAATGACGCTGCTGATATAACTTCACATTGCCCGACGTATATTAAAGGCAGCGTAAGGCACCTATCAGCTTCTTCAAACGAGGATATGTTACTTACAGTTACCGACCAGGACCCAAGCTCTCTTTACGTATATAACTATTACTGGCAAGGGAACGAAAAGCTACAAAGCTCTTGGTCCCGTTGGGAGGTTGACGGCGTTATCCTGGCAGCTTCTTTTATGGAGTCCAATATAGTGCTTGTGGTCGATAGAGCTGACGGTGTTTGCCTGGAGCGCATCACGTTAACCAAGGTCAATGAGCCAAGGTCTCGCTCGTTCCCAACAGAGATTAACTTAGACCGCCGCTGCTTTATTCCTAAAGGTGGCAACAGGCCATATCAGGATAACAGGACACGAGCTGTAGATATCGAGGGCAACATTTATGAAGGCGACAAGTTAACTGCATTCTTTACTGGTGGCGCTAAGCAGGACTGCTACATTGGCATACCTTATCGTTTTTATTATCTCTTTTCTGAACAGGTAGCAACTGACGGGAATAAGGTGGCTATTTTAGAAGGCCGTTTGCAGCTTAAGCGTTTTACGGTGTCCTATGTTGAGAGCGGATTCTTTAAGGCATCTGTGGAACCTGAAGCACGCCCAGAGCAAACTTATACATTTACGGGTCGTCTTATCGGGTCCACCAGAAACCGTATTTCTCGGGTTCCCATAGAGAGCGGCAAGTTCTCTTTTAATATTCAGTCAGAGGCAAGCAAGGTGAAAGTAGCGCTTATTTCTGAGTCACATCTTCCATTAACTTTTCAGGCTGCCCAGTGGACAGCTCGATTTTACAAAAGGAACCAACGTATTTAAGCAGTTACACTTCTTCTGCTTCCTTTATTTCAATATGTTTGCCATAAACGGTTTCACTTATTAACTCAGTTATCTCTCGTCTAGGGCTAATAATTGTTAATTGACCACAATACTTTTTAATTACTGAGCTCACTACAGCTAAGTCTCCTATTCCCATTGAGTCAATATACTTAACTCCCGTAATATCTAATATTACATTGATGTCATCCTTGCTTATCCGCTTGTTTAACTTATTGACCAAACTAATCCTGTTCCCAGCAATCAAGTTTCCCGTCACGCAAGCGATTAATGTTTTCCCGACTGCTCTGCAGTGTAATTTAAATGACATTAGACCGTACCACTTATGCCAATATACACTTTAACTTAAGCACAACTAATGAAGACTAAAAATTTAAAGCGACACTCTACAATAAAAATCCGACAAGCGGACAAAAGCGACTGCTACTTACTGGCTACACGATTAAGACAGCAAGATTTAGATGAATTAGAAGCTCTTGGGGTTACTCCTCTAGACTAACTATTAGTGTTGTACTGCAGGGGGAATGATAAGCCTATTGTTTTGTTTGGCGTTAGAGGTTACAAAAATTCAGGTTGTTCTTGGATGTTAGGCAGCTTTAGTATACAAGAGAATGGCGCAAGACGTGCTCACCTAATGAGCACATTAAAACAAATTGAATAGTACTAATTTTTCCATCCAGTTCTTCAGTAACTGATTTAAATTCAATTTCCCAGCTGTTACCTTTGAAAAGTTCTATTGTTATTTCGGCTGCTCAATGTACAGCTCGCTTTTACAAAAGGAATCAACGTATTTGACAGTATAAAGGAATGGCTATGAAACGTTTTTTATTCTCACAATATTTTTAAATATTAAATTTAGAATTGAGTTACAGGATTGTGATGGATTGATGATGGTAAAACTACCTCCTAGCTTATAAATCATAGAATGTAGTGCCAATAACTCCCCAAGTCCTGATGAGTCAATATAACCAATATTTGACATATCCAATTGAATATTAATAGGACAAGTTGTTATGATTTTATTAACTGCATCAGTTAGGCTGATTTTATTAAATTGAGTTAAGTTACCCTTCAAAGAAATTAGAGTTAAATCTTTTTCTACTTTATAACTCAGTTTACAGGACATCATACTATACCTAATTAGGGACACCTATTTAGCAGTATAATACAGGCAGTCATTAGTATGAAGTAAACCTTGGTGTGTTTATTTTAAGAGGATTATTATTTGATAGAAATTAGACAAGCAGAAGAAAAAGATTGTTACTTATTAGCTCCCAGGATTAGACAGCAAGATTTAGACGAACTAGAAGCGCTTGGAGTCACTCCTTTAGATTCGCTATTACACGGCTTACGCTATGGTGTCGAGTGTTATACTGCATGGGAGAATAATAGTCCCATTACTATGTTTGGAGTTTCTAAACAAAATGGACAAGCTATTCCTTGGCTTTTAGGAAGCGATGAATTGAATTTTAAAAGGAAAACTCTTTGTCAACTCGGTAAAAAGTATGTAAATGAATGGATTAAAAATTATAGGTATTTAAGTAATTTTGTCTACATAAAAAACATCATGGCTATTGAGTGGCTAAAGTATTTAGGTGCAACTTTTGATTTTAGGAGTAAATATGGAGTTGAGGCTGAGTTTTATTCTTTTTCCTTTGGAGAAAAGGCTTCTTATGTTTGATATCCACTAAAGTGAAGCCTTTAAGTTTTTTTATCTATACTTGGAGAGTGTAATGAATTTTAAAACTATTAGCTTCCTCGTCTACTGGGTTTAGTTTTTTCTGTATGCGCCACCCTTTATCACGATACATTGACTCTACTGTATCAGCAATGAAATTAAGTTCATCTTTTTTAAAGTCGGCGCTATAGTCTGGTAAAGCAAGAATATCTACTTTATTTTGTGTCTTGCTTTCGTCTAGAGCTAAATTTATTGCTTCTATTGATATCTTTATTAAGGGTTTATACTCTTGAAACATATCCTCTATTTGAGGGTTCTTAAAATTTTCTGGTAAAGGTACTAATTCCGCCAGTTCTTCATCACTACATAGCATTTCCTTTAATTTCTCATTTTCCATAAGCAGGATTCCTTAAAAGAATAATTTATGTGTCACCCAGCAATACCTGCAATTATAGCAGCTGCTGGTTCCGCTTACAGCATACACGAGCAAGGCCAGCAAACTAAATTACAAAATAAGCTCGCAGAGCACAATCAAAATAGGCAGAATAGAGCCTTATTAGAAGATTACAAAAATCAGAATTCTCAATTAAATATTCAAGAAGCCGAAGAAGACGATGCGGCTACCGAAGAAAAAATACGCATAAAACGTGAAACCCAGAAGCGTATCGCAGAAGCTCGCGTTAGCTCAGCAGAAGCTGGCGTTTCTGGTTTATCCATTGATTCCCTCGTTAGCGACATAATCAGAGGAGGTGCCAATAACGTAAGCACAATTGAAAGTAATTTAGAGTCATCTGCTTGGCAAAGGCAAAGAGAGCGACAGGCGCTGTGGAATAATGCCCGGTACGGTTTAAGGACACTTGCCAGTTATAAGCCAAGTAAGATGGCCAAAAGTGTTGGGTCCGCCTTACAGATAAGTAGTTCTGCAATGGGTGCCTATTCCTCAGCTGGCGGCTCCTTTGGAGGAAGCTAAATGACAAGACAAAAAGTAGAACCCATGAGCCAATATAGACGACAAGTTAACGCCAGACCCACAACGCCCTTTGCCTCTGCTGCTCCCATCACTGGCTCAATAGACCCACAAAGTAACGCGCTTATCCGTGGGTTAACTTCCTTTACGCAAAGCCTCGCAGGAGCTGTACGACAACAGCAGCAGGCCACCTTTGAATCTCAAGCTCTTACAGCTCACGCCAATAAATCAGCGTACATAAAAGAGGCATCAGAATACCTGGAAAACACGCCAGATGGTGGCTTAGGTGACCCAGCACAGTATCAAGAAGCGTTAGGTAAACTGCGTGAGAAGTACTTCAGCAGTATTACGCATGGGCGATTGAAAGAGAGCATTAATACAGAAATAGATGCTTGGAATACAGGGCAATTAGGTGCACTTCAACAAAATGCAGCTGCTAAGCAACGCCTGGAACTGGGCCAAAATGTGCTTGAAACAAAGGTAGAAGAATTAGGTGCTCTGCTTGAAAAAGGCGAGATAAATCAAGACCAGTATAACCAAGAAATAAGTGCTGTATTTAAATATGCCCGTGAATCTGAAGCTATCGCAATGAGCGAGGAAGATGTAGGCCGCTTTGCGATTCAGTTGCAAGAATTAAATGGACGGAACCCGGCACTAGCAAAGGCTTTGGAAAACTCGGAGCTTATCTCAGTGGGTCATAGGGCAACCCTGAAGAAACAAAGAGAACAAGCTGAGGCCATGCAGCCAGCCGAAAGACAATTAAAACAATTAGAGCTGCAAGCCCCTATTGAAAAATTGATGGCTCAGAATCAGCTAACCCGCTCTTGGTTTAAGCCCTACGTTGCTAAAGGCATCTTCACAGCTGGCCAAGCGCAAGCTTATTTAAATCAGCAGAAAAAGTTACAAGAAGAAGCCGCAACTAATTTTAATTATCTCGCTATTTTTGGGTCTGAAAACGTTAAGCTGTTGAAGCAGAAAGACCAACAAAAGGCACTGCAATTTAGTCATCAGCAATATATAAAGCAGTACGGGTCCAAGCAAGGCCAAGACCTTTTTGATATGAAGTTAAGAAAAAATGGCATTGTCTATAAGCCATATCAGTCTACCTTGCGTGCTGGTCTTCCCGCTTTAGGCGCTGTTATCACCTCTGAAAAAGACATACCGAAAAATACCGTTGAAGCCTTTAATCTTTATAAACGGTTGGAAGCTATGGGTATGGTCGATTTGTATCTATCGAATGAAGAGGCCACGGCTTATGCGGCTATTGATGGCTATGTTGAAACAGGCGATACAATGGAAGAAGCCTTAAATAAACATTTAGCTGTTGAAAATGACCCAAACACACAGCATCTTGTGCCTACCTGGAATGAGCTAAATGATGTAGCAGCAGATATTAGAAGCGAGATGTCGCCTTATTGGGGTGATGCTCCTCCAATGCTTTCGGGTCTTGAAGCTTCCGCGAAGGCGATGTATACCAATCTAATTAAACGCAAAGTTGCCCCAGAAAAAGCGAAAGAACTTGTCGTTAATCGGATGACAAATACTTATGACGTTATCGATGGCCAATTAATTAATAAGCGTTTATTGGGTTTTAATTATGACAGAGACGATTTAACCGCACGTTTTAACCATTTAATTGACCACTACAAAAAAGAAAATCCGGCTATTGATAAGGACGAAGAGTTAGCTCTTGAACCCATGGAAGGTGGCTTTTTCCGTTTGGTCGATAAAGAGTCAGGCTTTCCGTACTTTGATAATAACGGCAAAGCTTATCGTTTTTCTTATCAGCAAATGATGGGAAAAGGTGAAGATACAGTGTCAAAGATAATGAAGAATACTAAGTTAAAAGCTTTGCAGGAGGAAATTAAAAATAGAAATCAAATTAGACACAACAAAGCCGAAGCAAGAAGACTCTTTAAATACAGACACATACCTTACAGCCCCGACGATTAATCAACAGGATATCTTAAGCGAGCCTGAAGATACTGATATAACTTCCATGCGGCCTATTTCAGATAGGCAATATGCGCAATACAACGCTTACTTAGCGCAAAAAGAAGAGACGGTAGCGAACAGCGTTTCTACCAGCGAATTTATTTCTACCACACTTGACGAGCATTGGATTTCTTCCCATGCATTAAGACAGCTTAACCGTGATGACCTTGTGCCTGACCCCTCGTGGGTCCCCTCAATGGAAGAATACGACCAGTTAATTAATGGGATTCCTGAAGATTTACACGATGAATTTAATAGTGCGGTAAGTCGTGGTCATGCCTTTCAAATTAGGAATGAGATTTTAGAGTCCTTAAAACGGAAAGAAACGTTAATGTCTCAAGGTGCCTTTATTGGGATTAGCGCTGGCTTAGCTGCCTCCATAGTTGACCCTGGTGCTTGGGGAATGGCTGTGGCAACTGAGGGATTAGCCTCACCACTCTTAGCAGTACATAAAATTACCCGGTTTAAACGTATTTTATCCTCTGGTCTTCTTACAGCAACAAGCTCTGCGACAGTTGAAGGTTACATAGCTTCACAGGACCCAACCTATGATGCGACTGATGTGCTCATAGGCTCTGCTGCATCTTTCTTAATGGGCGCTGGCATATCAACATGGCGGACTCGCTTTGATGCCAAGGTTAATGAATTTAGGCAAGTAGTAGAGCTTGAAGAAATACGACAAGCTGGTGGTGAACTGAGCGAGGCAGGGAAAAAGAAATATAAAAAATTACTGAATGCGGATGGCTCGATTCCAACCCCAGAAGAACGCATAGCGGCTATTTTTGAAGATGGCGCAGAACGTGGAACCGAGTTTGGCAAGCAGCGTTTTGACAGAGCAGGCATTAATTTAAGCTCAGATTTAGACGAGGTTAGAGGACTTTCTGCTGCTTTAATGTCAGATGCATTAGGTGGCAAGAAAGGCGAGTTAGTTAAAGAAGCGGCGTCTATCTGGAAGCGGATAAAAACCGATGGCTTTATGGTTGCCTTTTATAAAAGCCACAATCAACATTTTAATAACTTTTTACGTGCTGAAGGTATTTCTACTGTTGGGTCTAATCTAAAACACCAGCACAGAAAGCGCTTTAATGAGCTGGTCACCCGATATATTCGCGGAGAAGCCATTGAGAACCCTCACGTAAAAGCCCACGGAGACATGCTGAAAGACGCCTACAAGCGTATTTTATCTATGGCAAAGAAACCCCAAGGTGATGAAAACATACCTAATGCTGTCCCTGTGCGTGGCGCTGATGAGGTGGATTTTAATGAATTTTATAGCCCTCGACACTGGAGCGCCGCAAAGATAGTCCAGCAGATTCAGCAAGCCGGTTATACCCGAGTTCAACATACTATAGCTCGTGCATTTAATAATATTGAAGGCGAAGCTGCTTTAGAACTAGCAGGTGCTTTTATCGATATTATTACTACAGCTAAAAGAGGCAATATTGATTTACCCCAGTTAAATAAAGCTATTAATGAAAACCTTTCTGAGCAATTAATTAATGAGCTTGGTCTCGATGCAACAAAAGCGGCTGAAATAGCTAAGCGTATCCAAAAGGCCCTTAAGCAAAAAGACCAGGGGAAAACAACACGCTTAAAGAGTCGTGTGGACCTGGATGAAAATAAAATAGCTGACTTGCTGGAGAATGACTCAGAATTACTTTTCCTTAATTATTCCAATACGATGTTGGGTCATATTGCCCTAGCGCGACAGGGGATAGACAGTGAGTCCACCTTTAAAGCTGCTATGGAAAAAATCGAGAAAAAGCGTGCTTATAATCCAGGTAAAACAGAAGCTGAAAGGACGCGGCATAAGCTAGAAATAAAGCAACTGTACGATGCCTATAACCACCTTGTCGGTCGTCCTATTGATACAGACCCAACAGCCAGAAGCAGCCGTATTCTTCGCACAATAAGAAAGATTCAATATGCTCGCAACATGAACCAAGTGGGCTTTGCGCAGCTGATGGAAATGGGACCCGCTTTAAGCCATGTTGGTTGGTCTCAATTTTTAAAGCATGTGCCAGAGCTACGTAAAATGATTAAGCGCATGGAGAGTGGCAATTATAAAGATGACTTGCTAGAAGAACTCTCTGACGCGATGGGTGGTTGGGCCAATGGGCGGCTAATGCATCAGGTGACTAATCAAATAGACGACTTTGGTGCGACGTTTAACGGCCATACAAATAAGTGGGATAAGCTAGAGCGTGGGTTAGACCACATGGGCAAATTTACAGCGAATATGTCGGGTTTCCATTCTATAAACCACATGCTCCAGAATTTAACCATGAAAGGTATGGCTCAGCGCTTCCTTGATTACAGCCTGAAGAATAAAGCTGTACTTAAGCCTAATAGACTACGGGAGCTGGGTATTGATGATGCGCTATTAGCAAGAATTAAAAATGAATATCGGCACGTTGAGCATAAAAATGGCAAGTTAACCACAATGAACTTTGATAAGTGGGACCCTGAAGTCTTCGCTAAGTTTTCTTACGGCCTGCGCTTATGGGGCAACCGGATTATTCAGGAACAAGATTTTGGCGATGGAGTTTCCTACTTGATGAGCAAGGAGCTTGGTAAAACCTTAATTCAATTTCGTACCTTTGCTATCACCGCTTACTCAAAACAGTTGTTGCATGGTCTCAAGCACAGGGACCTACAAACCGCTTCACTTTTCCTACATTCAACTTTCTTTGCTGGTCTTGTCTATGTTGGTCAAACCCATTTACAAGCCACTGGCAGACACGACAGACGGGAATTTTTACGCAGACGGCTAGCACCGGATGAAGTCGCTAAGGCGGCTTTCCAGCGCTCTGCATATGCTTCTGTTTTCCCGATGTTTATTGACAGTGGTGCAGAGGTATTAACAGGTGAGCCGGTCTTTAATGCGCGTATGTCTGAATTGGCTACTAATTTGTGGACAGGTAATGCGTCGTATGACTGGATAGAAAAAGCTTCTTCAGGTGTGTCAGGTATCGCCAGAGCAGGACTAAGTAATAATTATGATTTCTCACAAAAAGACTGGAATAATTTATATCGCACGTTACCTTTTCAGAATATGTTAGGTATACAGCAGTTTTTACATAATTTAGGTGCAGACCTACCCAAATATTCGGAGGACAGATATTAATTAATGGCATTATCATACAAAGATTATATTGCCGATGGACAAACCAAAGACTTTGCAATTCCTTTTAAATTTCTCAACCAAGTGCACATTAAAGTTTTCGTTGATGGTAAAGCGCAAGACCACGTAATCAATAATAACGTTGTCTCTTTGGCTTCCCCGCCAGAAGCTAATGTTGTGGTCCGTGTTAAACGAGAGACACCATTGCATGAACGTGCTGTTGATTTTGACGATGGCGCTATTTTATCTGAGGCAGTCTTGGACATGGCCAATGAACAGCTCTTTTATGTCGCTCAGGAAGTGCTCGATTATTCCGAGGGTTTGCTGAAGATGAAAGAGGACGGTCATTTTAACGCTTTGAATAGGCGTATACGTCAAGTTTCGAACCCTGTTGAAGAAAATGATGCTGTTAATTTAAGTTTCATGCGCTCACAGTATATCCCGACTGCACGAGCAGAAGCAGACCGAGCAAGGAACGAAAGAGAAACCTCGGAACAGATTAGAGCGACTACTAATCAACTAAAAATTGACACAGAGCAAACTTTAAGTGAAGCCAGAACTTTTACTACTTCAATTAAAAATGATACTGAGGTAATAAGGGGGAAAGCTGAGCAACATATGGTGACTGCCCATGCGCATAAAGAAAAAGCTATTGCAGAAGCAAATAAGGCAACGTCGGAGGCTAATCGCGCATATGGAGAAGCCAACCGAGCCAAAGGCTATGTTGAGCAGTACAAGCCAGAGGTAAAAGGCGCTTGGACATTTGATAATTATGTTGAGTGGCCAACCCTTGGCGTAGGTCAAGGGCGCGCGGCCATCTATAACGACGGCATATACCACAAATGCCTTATGATTCACGGAAATGACTCGAAGGTTGCTGGAGAATACCGCGTAGGTATGTGGAATCATGTCACGGTCTATGGCAGTTTATATATCACAGGTGAGTTATACGTCAAAGATAAGCCTGTTTATCACCGAGGGAATATTCATATAAGCACGGGAAACCCTTCAGGTGGTGCCGATGGTCAAATCTGGTTTAAATACAGTTAATGTCAGAAACCTTTTTAAATATCAATAATCACTGGCGTTCACTTGATACCGCTTTTGTTAATGTAAATGGTCGTTGGAAAGAAGCGGATATTTTTATCAATGTTAACGGCTCTTGGAAATTAGTTTCCCTTAAACGTGTTTCACTAGGTAGCGGAACAAATGTGAATTTATTTGCCACTCTACTTTCTCATGTTGGCAGTGCGGGTAATATTGAAATTACCTTAACTGGCACTTTTAAAGCTTCCTCCACTAGAAATGCTGCGCTTGTTTTAGGTACTCAATTTGCCAGTAGAAAAGTCAAAATAATTAATAATGCCATTATCCTTGGCAAAGAAGGTGCCGGTGGTCCGGGTGGTCAAGGGGTTACTAATAGAGACAGTAGTGGTTATGCGACTAATGGAAACGGTGGAGGCGCTGGTGGTACAGCATTACTCGTCAATACTAATCATGGTTGCAAACGTTTAGAATTCTACAACACGTCAGGTGGAAGGATTTACGCCGGTGGAGGTGGAGGAGGCGGCGGTGGAGGCACCTATGCTGAAGCACGAAGAGGTGGAGACCGTCAGCAGTTTACAGGGACAGGAGGAACAGGTGGACGCGGCAGAGGCTCCGCAGGTAACGCTACAGATGGAGGCCGTGGTTCTGGACGAGATACCCGTGGTGGCAATGGCGGAAACGGCGGTGACTACGGTACGAAAGGGGCTAGCGGTGGTAAAGGTTCAAGTAATATTTTTCTTTCCAAGTTCGGCTCTGGAGGTCCCGGTGGCACTGAGGGTATCGCTATACATAATGTGCGGTCTATGATTTTATCTGGCTACACCAACACCAGCTACATTATCGGAAGGAGAATTTAAATAAGTAAAAAATGAAATTTAAAATAATAAATTATCAAAAAGAAACAGGCTCACTGGATATTGAGCTAGAAAACGGATTTACAGTTAATATCGGTCTTGATTCATTAATAGATAAAGACAACCCAACAGAACAAGAATTAATTGAGGCCATTTCCCGGTCCCTGCCTGAAGACGATTACTTTAACCGTCGTATCCCCAAAGCCCCTGTCATTAGCTCTATGCTTAACAAGTTGTATACCCCTGCCAATGTAGATGCCCACTCAGAAATAGGCACCTGGGACATTATACGCGGCCACAGGAACGAGCTGTTACGGGCGACAGACTGGACACAAATGACTGATAACAGCCTTACCGATGAGCAAAGAAAGGCTTGGGCCAAATACCGGCAAAGGCTGCGAGATATACCACAAGTTAACGATGAACCACAGGAAGTAACGTGGCCAATTCCCCCAGATACAGAAGGATTTGAAATTTAATAAATGCTAGATTGGTTTAAAACCTCACTTCCCACAATTGTAATAATGCTTACGCTTGCCTTTGGTAGCTACGTTGTTCTAATTGAGCAAAGGCTCAGTACATTAGAAGCAAACTACAAACAATTAGAAACCTTGACTGAAGTTGTAAAAGATTTAAATAAACTGATGCATAAAACAGACAAAAGAATAAGTATTTTGGAGGCCACGCTATTAGGTACGAATGAGGGACTATAAAAAAGAATATCGCGAATATCACAGTAAACCTGCACAGAAAAAACGACGCGCAATGCGTAATGCCGCAAGACGATTGATGATTAAAAAGGGTCTTGCAAAGAAAGGGGATGGTAAAGACGTAGACCACAAAGATAGAAACCCCTTAAATAATAGTATTAAAAATCTAAGAATAACTAACCAAAAGAAAAATAGAGGATGGCGAAAGCATGATAAGTAGTTTTATTTTACGATTTCTGGCGACAAAGCTTGTTAAGAAAATTGTACTGACCTTGTTAAAAGAAATGGCTAAACGGACTGACAATAAAATAGATGATGCAATTGTAGCTATTGTTGAAAAGGAGGCTTTAAATGACTGAGGAATTCACTAAGACGCTTGCGGAGCATGAAGAATTATTCAGACAAACCAGTATTTATTACAACGTTACTGAACATGACAACGGCTACTTTACAATGAACTATTTTCTAGGCGAACAAAAGCATGAATTAGAATTTCGTCCTGATGGCTCTTTAATTGTGCAGGAGAATCTTTGACAAAAACTATCGACCAAATACTATCCCAATTACATGAAGAATTAGCCGAGCATCTTCTCGACAAATTAACCAAACCAAAAAACGGCGAAGCACCTAACGCTTCTGAGCTAAACGTTATTCGCCAGTTTCTAAAAGACAATCACATCAGTGATATTCCCCGCCCCAATAGTCCGTTAGCCGAACTTGAAAATAAGCTGAATGAAATAGATATGTTCGATGCTGACGATATACGACAAACCCACTAAATAAACAAGCTGAGGGCAGCTCTAAGCCCTCCTTGTTCCCGCCTATATCAACCCACCAGGAATTAATGAAACAACGAGAGAAAGAACTAGAACACCGATTAAAGACAGAATTTGTATTCTTCTTAACTGTTATATGGAAATATTTACGGCTACCGCCTCCAACGGAGCTACAAAAGGACATAGCGCTTTATTTACAGGAGGGACCCAAACGAAAAATAATTATGGGGTTCCGAGGTGTAGCTAAAAGTTGGATAACGTCAGCTTATGTGCTCTGGCGGTTATATAAAAATCCTCAAGTTAAAGTGTTGGTCGTATCTGCAAGCAAGGAACGGGCTGACAGCTTTTCTACGTTCACAAAGAGGCTAATTGATGAAATACCCTTTCTAAATCATTTAAAGCCTAGGAGAGAGCAGAGGGACTCTAAAATAGCCTTTGATGTTGGACCCGCAAGTGCTGACCATAGCCCCTCAGTTAAATCTGTCGGAATTACTGGGCAACTGACAGGCTCACGCGCTGACATCATTGTGGCTGATGACATTGAGGTCTTAAATAACAGTGCAACGCAAACGGCCAGGGATAAGTTGGCAGAACTGGTCAAAGAATTTGATGCTATTTTAAAGCCCTTAACAACCTCTGAAATTACTTTTCTTGGGACCCCTCAAACGGAAATGTCCCTATATAATAAGCTGGTTAAAGAAAGGGGTTATAAAGTCCGTATCTGGACAGCGCTTTATCCTGACCCTGATGTAATCGAAAAATGGCAAGGCAATTTATCCGCGCTTATTTATGACAAAGTCATTCGTAATGCATCTTTAGCTGGTACTACCACAGAGCCTAGCCGTTTCCCTGATTCAGATTTAGCTGAGCGGCGTTTGTCGTATGGTAAAGCAGGATTTGCACTGCAATTTATGCTGGATACGAGTTTAAGTGATGCTGATAAGTACCCGCTTAAATTGGCTGATTTAATGGTGATGTCCCTCGACTTAAAACGAGCTCCTATCGATTTAGCGTGGTGTAACTCAGCAGATAAAGTGCTAGAAGTACCAACCCTTGGGTTAACAGGCGACCGCTTCTACTCGCCAATGTGGGTGGACAAGGAAATGGCAGAGTATACCGGCTCAGTCATGTTTATTGACCCATCAGGCCGGGGAGCCGATGAAACCAGTTATGCTGTGGTCAAGTTTTTACACGGGTATCAGTTTCTAATTGACGCTGGCGGTTACCGCGATGGTTATACGCCTTCTACCTTACAGAAATTGGCTAACACTGCCCAGCAGCATAAAGTGAACATGGTGCAAGTGGAAGATAACTTCGGTGATGGCATGTTTATTGAGTTATTTAAACCCATACTGAGGAAGGTTCATAGTTGCCAAGTTGAAGGGAAAAGAGCTAAGGGACAAAAAGAAAAGCGTATTATCGACTCTCTTGAGCCAGTCATGAGCCAACACCGGCTAATAGTGGATACAAGACTTATAGAGAAGGATTATAAGGAATGTGAGGGTGATTTTAGTTACTCACTTTTTTATCAAATGTCCCGCATAACACACGACAGAGGCGCCCTAAAACACGATGACAGGCTCGAAGCTGTCGCAGGGGCTGTTGCGTATTGGGTAGAGCAGATGGCGCTTGATGGGGCTGTGGAGGCTGAGAGGCATAGGGCTGAAGCTCTGGAAGCTGAGTTTGAAAAGTTTGCTGAGGGGTGCCTGGGGTTTCAGCCAAAGAAAGAGGTAGGGAATTTTTGTAGTTAATTTAGAAGACAGGAGGAGAAAGACTCCTCCTATTTTTTATTAAAGACCTAACTTACGCAGGGTATCCATCAGTTTAAATGGTTTTTGTAGCTGCGGGATATCTTCAAGCTGCTGACGCGTTTTTTCATTAAGTAGTAGATATTCAGCATTTAGTCGTAGGTAACTCCAATTATTGCCTGTTATTAACTCTGAAAGTTGCGCAGGGTCTTTATCACCTATGATTTTTTTACCTATTACTGGGTTATGTTTAATAGCTTGTTGCCAGTTACTTAAAGCAAATAAAAAGTTTGCATCCTCTTTATGCGTACACTCTGCTGAGGCCTTACGACTAAGGAATGTAAGTGCTCTAAACAGCTTTTCTTTTTCAAGGTTAATCTTTTTGAATAAATCTGGTGACAATTCAACCTCTTGCGCTTTACATTCTTCTATCTTGGCACCAGCAGCAGCAACAGCCTTGTTTAACTCATTTGCAGCAATTTGAAATGCCAAACGTTCTACGTCAGGTGTAGGCTTTTCTCCAGCAAATACTGCGAAAGATAAACAGCCTGTAATGAATAAAGTGGTAAGATGCTTACTTTTGACAACCATATTCTACCGCCTGCCAGAATTCTTTTTGTTTTTGGTCATTAAGGTGAGCAAGAACTTGATTACCTGCTACCTTCTCAATTTCTCTACGTGCTATTGTTGGGACACTGCCCATTGCTTGCCCGAAGGCTTCCCAGTCAGTAGTGCTAATGGTGAAGCTGGACTCAACCATGCGATTGCCTAAAAAGATATTCACAACTGTTCCCAAAGATACTGCTGTTGCTAGGGCATTCGCTAAGCCTTGAATATCTTTAATACGCTGAATAGCTTGTTTACTGGCGGAATCAAAGGTAACTCCATTTATCGGGACACAACGCATTTACACCTACTCCATCAAATTACATATGCTGGCAGAATGCTATAAGGGGAGATGGGATAAAGCAACATGGCTTAAGAGGCATGGGTCATAATATTAGATGAGGCAGGCTTGTAAGTGTGATGCTGTCTGACAGATGGTTAAAAAGCAGGCGCGGAAATTAAAAAGTCCAATCGCTGAAGCCCTTGGTATCCGGGGGCTTGAGTTACCACGCAACTTAGAAGGGATTCCCCCTGGGTTGAAATATGAGATTTAACCTTAAGATATCTTAAAGACACCTATAGATACTTAAAGATTATCTTAAGGATGCCTAAGCTAACTTTAAGACTCCTATGAACATAGATGACTTAAAGCTCACCTTAGCTAAGCCTTAATACACCTTCTGCTTTGTTCTTCATTGTTGTTTATTACCCAATTAATAAGAAATAATAGCCTGATACTACATTAGTTGTATTTTCTATTTCTACGATAACTTCCATCTATCCTATTTTTCAAATAAAAGCTGAGGCCAATAAACATTACTCCAAATGCGAATATCATATTAGCTAGACCGAAAACATGAGAGAATGTTAGTAAGAACTGAGGGAGATGGCTTTGTATAGGTTCGTAGCTTAAAGATATCCATTCATTGAAATTTACGTAATGAAGAATCTGTATCGAATAGAACAGTGATGAAGCAGCAATCAGGAAGCTTCCACTTATTAAGCAGATGAGATGCAGTAAAAACATTGTTAGCTGGTATCCTTCGTTACTACAAGTTACTTTCTTCAAGCCAACCACCTAATTATAGTAAGTGAGCACCTATTGGTCCAATGCTATAAGGCGAAGATTCTGATATTTAGTCGTGTTTAGGTTTAAAAAATATATAGAAAAAGCTAGAAAGAAAATTTCCTTCTTAGCAACTAAGCATTTGAATTTTGTGGTCCATATCCTTGCTGCGAGTGGACGTGCATTGGTTACCTTATAGCTGACTATTATCAATCCTTTAGTCATCTTTATGCGCCTATCAAGCTTATTATCCTTTGTTGTGTGGTCCTGTAAAATAAATATGCCCTGTGCCCTCCTCAGTGGCTCTATAAGCTTTCTCGATACAAACCAAGACATTCCCCTTCGTTATAGATTTAAATTGTACGTGAAGGCTTTCAGGGGGCTTATACGACACATTGGACGCTGAGAAAGACTTAGGGTAGACTCTGGCTCCTTTGGGATACATTGAGGATTGGAGGGTTTGTGTTAAGGCTAAAAGAAGTTGTACGTATACGGCAAGTACTAGCTGAACATAATATCACCATATTGCAATTTGAAATTTTATTAGCTGTCGAACTAAATGAAGGAAGTACATTATCAGATATAATGGGAAGAGGATTTCTACCAACCTCTAGCACTATTGCTACTATATCATCACCAATCCAACGTTTAGCGGAAGGCACTCCAAGAACTCCTGGTAGAGGGTTAGTAAAAAAAGAACCAAGCCCACACCATAAAAACGCCAGCCTTCTATATCTTACAAAAGATGGTAGAGAAGTCTTAGAAGATATTAAAAATAAATTGGATTACAAATAATTTTTGACAAAAAATCTGAGAGCTGTTTTTGAATAAAACTCTCCCGAAATCTCCCCCGTAGCCTCCATTTTAAATAAGCAAATTCACGCCAATAGACACGCCTTTTAGTCACAGATATAGCTACAAGCCTTTTAAAATAAGGAGTACAAATACACACACAGTTTTATTCTTAATTGCATTAAGTGTGTTTAGATGCCCACTCTTTTTATTTATCTCTTTATGTTTAATATCCTGTTTTTACTTGTTGACGTATTTAAAGTTTTTTGCTAGCTTATATATTAAGTTGAACATAGCGACCCAGAAATAATAAATTAATACTTCCTATACATCTTAGGGGCAAAGAGAAAGATGTAAAAATAAACCCCAAGTATTAATTAAATAACTTAATGTTACCTCCTTGGTTCTCTTTAAGTTGCGCTCAATATATCGCGATGTTCAATATTGTAATCACCAAGCATTCTACAGCACGCCACTGTAAGTAAGTTCTTTAACAATATGGATTAGAAATAAACGGATTTAGTAAAAGTAATATTTTACCTCCCTCTATTTCGCTGTAAGTACGCTTTAAGTAGGTCATTAGTTATCTAGTGGCCTATCTAAAGCCTGCTTAAAGAAAATAAATATAAATTAAATAACAAAAGGAGACCAAAGCCAATGGACCTATCATTATTACCTACGTACCCAGTAGAAGAGCTAGAACGTATTAATTACTTTGAATATTCACCATCTCAATTAATCAGCTTTTTAGGCATTATTAAATGCAGCTACGAACGTGAAGTTATCTACAATGCCTTAGCTCTTAAAGGTGTTCAAATAGATAGAGATGTATTTTTTAGGATGAATAATATTGATAATTAAGGATAAACACATGCCTACCTACCTTGCAGGCTGGAATGTTCCCGGCTATTTGCCTGAAGTTGAACCCGCCACATTTAGCACACACAGCGAAGCCCTAGATTATATAAAAGACGAGATTAAACAGCACATTGACCTGCTCATAGACTCAGGCCAGAGGGAGCAGATAGCGCCCAACTTAAAATCTTTATGCTGTCTTGAAAACTGCCCAAAGGAAGGTAAGCCTGTTGCTGTCTTCTTCGCTGATTATGTTTACTGGATTCAACCACAATAATTAATTAAAAGGATATTTAATCATGGCAACAATCACTTTCTACTCACTCTATGACTACAACTGTGGTGAACTCCTTGCTAACACTTTTGACCTTGACAACTATGAAGCATACGAGGAATTAATCAGCGATATACACGCATGGCTACAAGAATTAACCAAGCAGATTAATGACGGGGTTCTACGTGAAGAGTGGATAGTCGCTGATTATGAGGATATACCCGATAAATATGTAGGAGAGCATAGCCTTGACTCGGAATATTTTACTTATGTTGTGGTCCTTAACGAGCTTAGCGAATGGTACAATAATGACGCTGAGAATATACTACAAGCCTGGATTGACTATGGTTACCCTTTGGATGCTGAGCAGATAAAAGACGCCTACATAGGCCATTATACGACACCTCGCGACTTTGGAGAGGAATATTTAGCTGAGCTTGAGGACTTGTCTAACATTCCTGAGCGTTTGCGCTATTACATTGATTGGGAACGAATGGCAGAAGATGCCTTAATAAATGACTTTTGGGAAACAAAAGGTTATACCTTCTTTCGCGTATAAAACAAGAAGGTAACCAGTAGATAAGTCCAAGCGAGTAAAAAATAATAACTACACCAACTGTCCTACAACAGTGAAGTGTTTCACCTGCCGCAAATCTCCTTAATCCTCTATACATCACATGCCAGCTATCAGCTATAGGAATAGTTGCCCTTCTGGAACTTTTCCTTACAAAAGTGTGGCCTAGTTCACTGTACATGTATACAATAAGACATTTGTGTTACACGCGTTACGTGATGCAGCCAGCTTACGCACCTTTAGTAGTAAATGTAAGCTTACTCCAGAATTATATTCACCGATAAAGGAGAAATAATGGATAAAAACCCAATAGGTGAACAAATGAATTTAAGTAAATTAATTTACGCAGAACACACCGACCTCGTATTTAATGCACTGTTAAGCGAGGAAGAATGTCAAAGCGAGTATCAAAGCGTTAAACACTGGTGGTCCATCAGTCCCCAATTAGGCCATGAATTAGCAAGCAAATCAATAGCAGGTATTTATATACTTGAGCATGACTATGGTACATGGCTTGGACTAACTGAGGAAACACGCGACGTAGAAAGTGCAGTAAGTCGTCTGTTTATTTAATCACCTATAGTTTGCTTGCACTACATTACATATAGAACTTATGTTCTGTTGTTACGTAGTGCTTTTTTATGTAACATATTTGGAGGGGATAATAAATGATTAAAAGTCATACACATCTGAGCACATACAAAAAGAGAACCCAACAATGTACAACAGAGGAAAGCTTTTAAAGCTACAAAACTTACTAGTAACGTTGCAAAACGAAGAATTAGGAATGTCATTAGTTCAGTTTGCAGCATTATTGACCATCGCCCGAGAAGAAGGACAAGGTATTACTGAGGTTAAAGACCGCTTAGGATTACCTAAAGCGACAGGCACACGCACTATTACCGCTCTCACAGAAAGAGCAGGACCAGGAAAAGAGGGCTACGGATTGGTTGATGTACGCTTCGACCCAATGGACGCAAGACGAAAAGGTTTATATTTAAATGAGGCAGGCAAGGAGTTTGTTGCTAAGTATGTAAATATGATTTAAACCCTTTTCGCTTTATCCGAGGTTAGCGCGTGTGCATAACCTCACCCTCCCCCTTATTTTTTCTGTTTTTTTTCTTCCCAATAAAAATACCTATCATTAAAGGATTGTAACCTATGGCTATCCGTAAGCGCGGCCAAAGGTGGCAAGTTGACGTATATATCAATAAAAAAAGAGTACGTGAAAACTGTGCTACTAAGGCAGAAGCCCTAGCAAGGCAAGCAGAACTCTTAGCGATTAAAGCAGGTAATGAAGAAAACCCACAAGCACCCAAGCAATACAAAAAGTTAACCCTTAGCGAACTTTTAGAATTAACTACGGCGCGCTACTGGGCAGGAACTAAAAGCGAGTTGGTCCAGTACAAAACAGGAATGCAAATAATTAAAGCCATTGGACCAAACACCTTAGCCACTGATATTAACCTCACCACAATTGATGCCTTTATTTCCCAATGTAAAACTGAAGGCAACGCAGCTGCCACAATAAACAGAAAAATAGCTGTACTACAGAAAATGCTCCGTTATGCCCACGAGCGCGGCTATATTTCCTCAATGCCACGCTTTGAACGTATGAAGACAAGGCAAGGCCGCATTCGTTACCTATCATATGAGGAAGAAGAGCAACTACTTTTATTAGCAGATAAAGATTTGGCCGATTTTATTTTACTCGCCATAGAAACAGGTGGCCGACGTTCAGAAATATTTAAATTAAAGCCACAAGATATTCTCGACAATAAAATAATATTCAGCGACACAAAGAACGGCAAAACGCGCTCTGTCCCATTAACCAGAAAGGCTAAAGCTGTCGTACAGCGTCGTTTAGAATCTGCTGGCAACCTATGGCCTACCCAATGGACAACAGACAGCATTACACAAGCCTGGGCCAAGCTGCGGAAACAGATGGACCTGGAGCACGACACTGACTTTGTATTCCACTGCACCAGACATACATGTGCTACAAGACTACTTAGGGCCAAGGCGAGCTTAAGGGAGGTCCAGCACTGGCTAGGACACTCCAATATCACGCAAACAGCTATTTATGCTCACCTTGAGGAAGACGCCTATTACAGCCTTGCAGAGCAGCTAGATAGCCAAAGGACTAAACCTTAA